CTACTACTGTACCAGCTTCCGCTGCTGGTAAAGTAGCTGTAACAGCAGCTGCCCCAGTATATGTAGGAGAATTAATTGCATTAGCAACAAGCGTACAAGCATTAGAACTTACAGTTGGAGCTTCAACACTCAAACCAAAATAAGTTCCAACAAAGCCTTCTTGTAAGGCTTCACGGTATTTACCACTATTAGGATTAATTTTATCAGTCTTCATAGTTTACCTCCTTATATGCCTTCTACGTTATAAAGTGCGTGTGATTCTGGTAATGATATTTCAAGACCAGCTTCAGTAATAATCATATCTTTACGTAAATCCTCATCAGAGTTTTGTACGTTAGTAATAATATGAGTATCACGATTTAAACCATTTCCAACTAATGGACGATAAGAGCATTTGCTCATATCAGCCATAAGCATCATACCAGAAGAAATTCCTCTGAATAATGGTTCTTTAACTAAATGCATAGTTCCATGGATAGTGTCAATAGTCATAATTTTATGACCGAACTGACCTTGTCTTTCTTCAAAGTTGTAACGATTAATTCCATTACTAATACCGCCAATAGAAGCATCCATAAATGCACCATCACCTAGCTTGTTAAAGAAAGTAATTACTGGCAATGAAGCCAATACTAACCTGTCAGCTGAACCTCCTCTTGCTGGGTCAAAGATAACCTCTAAGTCAGCAAGCAATCTGTCATAAGTAAGCTCTGCTTGAGCAACACTACGATAGTAAGGTGCTCCACTTGTATATGAAAAAGCACTGTCATCAGTAGTTGGATTAGCATTTTTTACAATATGTCCAACAATACCTTCAGTATATTGAATGCCACCAGTTCTTGCTTTTTGTCCAAACAACATTGCGCGCTCAATATCTACTTTATGCTCACGAAGTTTGGTTGCCCAAATTCTTTCGAATTCATTTGCATAACCGCGATATCTAGTTGCGATTGCTGTATTAGATAATTCACAAGCTGTCTTAAAGATTTGTGTATAACCATAATCATCTTCAATTTCACTTGAGAAAGTATCTGGTGAAGCAGAACCTTCAGCGAATGCAGTTCCAACAACTTGTGCAGCGTCATTATCTGCAAGTACGTTATATCCACTAACATTTGCGTTTGATACGTCAATAATCTTACCAGTAAATGAACTAGTTGAACCAGCATCAGTAACTGCGCTATCTACTCTAACTAATGTTTGAGCATAACCAGCTGTGCTATCAACTGTACTTACTGCAAAGACCATTCCTTTTATTAGCCAATCAACTGATGCTCCGCCAGTAGTGTCAACACTGAATGCATAAGAGCTTCCAGCTGATACAGCACTACCACCATTAACAGCAGCGGCAAGTAAAAAATTACGACTAGTCCAATCAATCTTAGAACGATTTTCTAAGAAACGAAATACAGAATCATCTGTAGGGCTTTTTGCAACCTGAGACAAGTATACGAAGAATGGTGATTCTTCTGGAGCCAATTCAGCAACTCGATCACTAAAATCGTATAACCGCCTTCTATCAGGAGCTTGACCTACACCTGCGCTAGTAGCAGCAGCCGTAATATTACTAGAGAGTTTTGTTCCCTGTGTAATAGCCATTTTTAATAACCTCCGTTATTTATTTTATTTTAAAGTAATCTTCCTGCGTTGCCAGCCTTTAAAATCCTATCCCAAGAAACATCAACTTCGCTTTTTACACTAGGCTCACCGCCTTGTAAAACACCAGCTGATTTTGGCATAGCTTGAGTATTAGCCACAGCTTGTATATTTTCAGATGATGGAGCATTTACACCTTTATTGTAATGCTGTCTGTAAACATTGAGTAATAATTCAACTGGCAATTGATCTCTTGGAGTCATTGCAAAGTTAATAAATTCTTCAATTTCACTATCATCTTCCATACCATACTTAGACTTTAACTCGCCTTTTAAATTTTGCATAGCAACCTGACTTTGGATACCAGCCATCTGTTCGGTGACTGCTTCGTTAACCAAAGCCTTTTCCTTCTCTACTCGTAGTTTATACGAAGGAGAGTCGGGTTTGTAATAGGCTTCCCACGGGTCAAATGAGGATTCATCAACTTGATTATCAGGTTGAATCGTCTCATTGCTAGTAGTAGGTTTTCCCTGTAATCTTTCCTGTATAGCTTCAACTACATCAGGTCTAGATTCTAAAACATTTTGCAATTGTTTTAAAGGTTCCATTTGTTGAACTTGAGATTGCAAAGAATCGTATTCAGCTTTTTGCTTATCATACATAGATTGGAATTTTTTAGTTTCATTTTCCCAATCAGTACCATAATCTATTTGCTCTTCATTACCTTCATCGGTAATAACACTAGGTGTTCTTACAACACCTTCACCCTCAGCTTCCATATTTTCATCAACTGAGACTTCTTTACTAACTACCTCAACGTCTGGCATTGATATATCAATACCCTGACGATCTTCAACTAACTTATCTTCATAAGTCTTTCCTACTTGTTCTGTTTTCTGGTCTTCCATTCTTCCTTTCCGAATCTCTTTACTCCTAAAATGGGCGATACCAATAGATATCCCTTAGGTAAAGCTTGACTCTGATTGTTAACCTTAAACGCCTTCTTCGGCACCCTGTATGCCTTGTCCTTGCTTTTGACCATACTTAGCCTGCAAATCAGCTTTGTCAATTACATTTTCTAACTTGTTCAGATTTTTTCTTTCTTTATCTTTTATATCACTAAGAACGGAATCTAATCCAGTCTTAAATTTCTGAGTAATAGTTTGCTTTCTAGCATTTACTGCTTCACGTTCTGACGTTTGCAAATCACCACTTAGTTTCTTAACCTGTTCTTCAAGTTGTTGTATGTAACCTTGCATCTGACTCATAGCACCTTTCCGTTGCAAGACACCTTCTTTGTCGTAGATTTCTGTTTTCTTTAAAACCTCGACATCATCTACCAAGCCCAACTTATAAGCATCTAAATACATATTGTACTCAGCCATCTTATTAGATGGTAGCGTTGAACCTGATATTATCCGAATATCGTGCTGACCAAGAGAAATATCATTCTCAATAGACATTAACTCATTAGTTTTATCATCATACATTCTATTGTTGATGGTAAATTCTGTTAAGTCATTGTTCGGTTGCACGACTCTAAAAGTCTTTTTAAATCCATAGTGTCCTTTGCAAAAGTTATATACTACTTTTCCAAGAACATCTAGGCTTCCCTCTATATCTTTAAGTTTGGAACGTCCTCTAGTCTCTCCCATCTCTTGAAGCATATACGTCCCTCTAGCCGTATCTGGAGTTCCTTGTCTAAATCCTTGCATTAATTCTGATATGCCAAAATTTAAATCTATATAATGTTCCACTCTAGCAATTAAGCCATAAAACTCTGAAGCTAATGGTTGAGGAGCTGGATAGTGTGGTTCACCAAACTCTGGATTATATTCAATAACCGCATTTGGATTAGCCCAGTCTCTTTCTAACTGACCTATATCATCTACACTACCTTCTGGAACTAACAATTTTAAACCAGCTGAAGCTTGAGCATGGCTTAATGTAAGTGAAAATAATTTATTAATTAATCTTTGTGAATCTTTTACTTTAGTAACATCTGATTTAGGATATGGAGTGTTAGTCCAAATATTTGGGACTGGTACAATAGGATATATATCAGTGTTGAGAACTTGCTCGTATAGTAAAATTTGCCCTACAGTCGCGACGTGTCGTATACGTGTCTGTAGGACTTCTACTGCTTCTACCAGTCCCGATTCTATCAAATGAGAGTTTTCAGATAGAATTTTTTGAAATGATTCTAAATCTACTATTTTTTCTTCTTGAGTTTCCTTATTAAACAATCTGTAATAAGGAACTTTAATTTTTTCAAACCTCTCCAAGATTCTGAATTTTTCGTAACCACCGCGATCATAATCTTTAACAATGTCAGGCGTAAAAGAAGAAGAGGAATTTTTCTTTTTGGAGGCAGGATAATCTTCTTCATCTGTTGAACTATCTATACTATCTATTATTTCTTCAAGTTGTGGGTATAATCCAAGGAGTTGCTCTTTGGTAAGAATAGTAGAAAGCATAATAGAAGAAGCATCTGCGTTATATCTATCTCTTGAGGCTGGGTCTACATAAACACGAAAAGGATTGACTCCTGTAATTTTAACATCACCTCTTCCATAGTCTGATTCTGGGTCAACATAAACATAGAAATAACCTATGCCTGCAACAGAGTAATCATGCACTACTTGTTTAAAATGTGTGTTACAATCGGAGATATCCCAAACGTACTCTAGTATGGTACGCCATACGTTTGCTAGTTTATAATCGGAATCCTCTCTAGCAACAGCAGAAAATTTTGGATTCCTAGAAGTTAATAAAGACTTAAGCTTATCTACAGCAGCATAAACTCTGTCTATAATAAAATCACCTTGCCCAACTGATTGAAGCATTTCTGATTCTTCAGTAGAATAGTGATTACCTAGAACAAAATCTATAGCATCTCTAGATTCTACTTCCCAGTTAGACCTAGCATCTCTCCATCTTCTCCATAAGTCTCGGTTAGCCTGAGCATCTTCATGCTCGGCAAAAGTTTCTACGTAGTTAATATTTCGACTCCTTGGTATCTATATATATAATATAACACAAAGTGTGCTATTTGTCAAGTATTTTTAGGTTCTTTGTCCAGTAATCCAGCTTCTAACAAGAGATTTCTTTGATTTTTTACGTCTATCTGACTTTTCAACATCAAATTTATCAGAAGAAAAGCTTTTACTAAGAGGAGATCTAGCATTGACTACAGAATACCAAAGACCATCAAGTAGGTCATCATTCTTTCCCTTTGGAAAATGAAACATTTCATCAACAATTTCTTGATGTATCTTTCTGTGAAATAACTTTCCTCTGTTAACAATAGGACATAATGCAGATTCCAATCTATCTTCTTTTTTTATTCCATTAGGAGGTCTAACTCCTCTTGCAATACCTGGTGCCATCTTTCTATCAAATCCACCCATCTTATTAACAGAGTCTTTTATAATACCTTGAGCACCAACGTGTTCTACATTTACTCTTCTTACTGGAGAATACATTTTAGCGTATTCAAATATTTTTTGAGGCATTTCATACAAAGGAAGATGCTCGTGATAATAATCTAATATATAAAAATTCTTTTCACTGTCTACAGCAGTTACCATTATAACTTGAAAGTCATTATGAGCATTAGATTCATAAGCTAAGTCAACACCAATATAAACATTGACTGGAATAATTTTATCGTTATCTCTTATGTAAGCTTGTTTATTACTTGAAACAAATTGATAATCATGATGTTGTAATTTATCTATTTTAAATTTAGCAGTTGCTAAGTCTCTAGCATCATTCATATACTCTTGAGCAAACTTATGTAACTGACCTACATTCTCATAATCTTTTCTTATTTGATTTATTTTTTTCTTATTAAAATAAGATTCCCAAAGAGGTTTTCCATCTTCTAAAACTCTATGAAAAATAACATCCCAAGTATACTCTTCGTCTTTATCTTTAGCCTCTAAATAACCATCGTATATAGCTTGTAATGCAGAATCATAATGTACAATAGTGCCAATCAACCAAATAGAACCTTCGTTTCCTTTTGATTCTTCTAATGATGGATAAACTGTAGACATCAACCACTCTTTAATTTCTCTTCTTCTGTCTGGAGTTTTAGTATTTAATTCAGATTCAAAGTCATCAAGTATAATATTTGTATATCGTGTACCTAATTCAGACCTACCTCTGAGTCTTTGACTGGTTCCTTTTGCAATTAACCTATCTCCTCTGCTA